CACAACAACAGGAGCATAAACAGAGAGCAGGCAGGGAATCACTTCTCTGCTTGCATCTTTTTTAGGAGGATAACGAAATGGCAGTAACAAAAACAATCGAGATTGATGGTAACCCGGTAATATTCCGAGCTTCTGCAGCAATCCCAAGATTATATAGAAATCAATTTCATAGAGATATCTATAAGGACCTCTCAGTACTTGAAAAGAGTATTGATAAAAGTGAAAAGAAAGATGGCGACCTCGATTCATTCAGTTTGGAACTTTTCGAGAACATTGCCTGGTTGATGGCGAAGCATGCAGATCCAGATAATGTTGTGAAAACACCTGACGAGTGGCTGGACCAGTTCAATACTTTCTCGATCTATGAAGTCCTACCCCAGATGATTTCTCTTTGGGGCTTGAATGTCGAGCAGCAGGTCACATCTAAAAAAAACTTTATAAAACAGATCGAGAAATGACAACGCCGCTGTTTTTACTTCGGTGTGTTCAACTCGGTCTGTCAATTCGTGACTTGGATTTACTAACAATTGGTACGGTCAATGATATGTACACTGAGATGGGAAATGACAGCTTTGACTATTCTGAAGTGGCAACCCAGAAAGACTTTGATCAGTTCTAAAATAGTCTTATTGGCCTGTGATTCGTGCAAATCTGTCCTCACTTTCAGGGGTGTACCGAGCGGTACGTGGAAATGAGAAATAGACTTGTAACCGGCAAGAAGGCCGGATGATGAGTTAACCGTACCAGATGGCAGAGCAGACCACAAGCACTAATCTCCGTCACTGGCCGGTACTTTTATATATGCCGGAAATGGCTGATCTCCTCAGAAAAATTTATGAATTGCGTGTAGGGATGGGAGGTAGTCAGGCATTTTGAAGTAAAAAAGAAGACAGGCACCCGGGGCTTATAACCTCGAAAACCTGTCATAAAGAAATTCATTAATTCAGATTAATTTTCTGCCATTGCCCGCTGGAAAGATCCGGACCAGAAGTTGTATTTCCTCCATCTTTATAAACATAATAGTTATCCCCTACCTTACACAGATCCCCTCGATTCACATCATTTCTTTCTTTACTGAAATCAGATGAATTCCAAATTTTTCCTGTATACTTATCAGTTGCATACCAACCAGTCAAAACATCTAGATTTATGTTTTTTAAATCCCAACCATTAAGATGATAAGGAGGATTTGCGTCAACGCCAAAATAAATTTTCCCATTGTCTGAATATACTTTTCCAGGAACAATATCATAACTGGATTTATTTTCTATTTCCTTATTCCACTCACTGACCGAAGAATTAAAGGCATTTGGAAGCTTTGTGCTCGGGTTTGTATCATCTGGATTTGCATCACCTCCACCCAGAGTACCGCCACCAGTGTTCCCACCGCCAGTGCCCAATACCCAGGAAGCAATTTGAGTTCTATCATCAGCAATATATATAGATACTATATGTGCTGTTCCGTTATCGTATGGTGTACCAGTAGCATTGCTGACAGGTGAAGTAGACTTACCATAACCAGTGATTGTTTTGGCGTCTTCTTCTTTCGTTGTTATAGTTCCCTTGGAGGCATCATAGTAATATGTTGCCGGCCCAGATGACCCAGAAGAAAGATAATCTACAACTGCAGCAGCCTTAGCAGCTCTCACATTAGCCATGTCTGTAGCAGCCTTTGCTTTCGTAGTCTGGCTGCTAAAAATTGGAATCGAAACCGCAATCAAAATACCGATGATTGCAACAACCACAAGCAACTCTGCTAATGTAAATCCGTCTTTTTTACCTTTCCGTATCATTCGATATTCTCGTATCTGCAGAAATAGTATAACACTGTTCAGTCAGCAAATGTCATGCAACGCAACAAAGTATATCTGAAAAACATAGGTTGGTTTGTACAGTAAAATCGTTTTGTTATTTTACATTAGATTCAGAAATGTTGGCAGAACATAGCAGTTATATCGGCACTTCCATCAAGGAGGTGCTTTTTTCGTACTTAGGAAGGAGGTGGTCATCATGTCAGATCGAATCAAAGGAATCACGGTAGAGATTGGTGGAGATACCACCGGGCTGTCAAAAGCCCTTGCTGGTGTAAATAAGGAAATCAAAAATACCCAATCTCAGTTAAAGGATGTTAATAAACTTCTAAAACTTGATCCAACAAACTCAACTCTGATTGAACAGAAGTTTAAGTTGCTTGGACAGTCTGTGGATGGGACAAAGAAAAAACTTAATGATCTGAAATCAGTACAGGATCAGATGGATGCAGGTCTAAAAAGCGGATCAGTCACTCAAGAACAATATGATGCATGGCAACGAGAGATTATCGCAACTGAACAGGAACTAAAGAATCTGGAAAAGGAATGCAAAACTACGGATTCCCACATCGCTGCAACTCTGAAACAGACAGGTTCTAAAATGACCGAAGTTGGTGACAAGATCAGTGGTGCTGGTAAAGGTATTACAAAAGGTGTAACCGTTCCACTTGTCGCCATTGGCGCAGCATCACTTGCCGCCTTCAAAGAAGTCGATGATGGCCTGGATACTGTAGAAGAGAAGACTGGTGCGAGTGGAGAAGCACTGGATGAAATGAACCAGATGGTGAAAGATCTGGCTACCGAGATCCCAACGGACTTTACTACAGCAGGGGCTGCTGTTGGTGAAGTAAGTACGAGATTTAAACTTACAGGCGATGCTTTGAGCAAATTATCTGGTCAGTTCATCAAGTTTGCACAGATCAATGATACGGATGTATCAACTTCCGTAGATAGCGTTTCTGGAGTATTGAATGCCTTTGGCCAGGATAGTTCAAATGCTGGAGATCTGTTGGATGCCCTCAATGCTACGGGACAAGCAACGGGTATTGATATGGGTACTCTAGCTAGTTCTCTTCAGTTAAATGCAGTACAACTCAAAGAAATGGGCCTGAATTCACAACAGGCTGCCGGTTTCATGGGCATGGTTGAGATGTCTGGTTTGGATACTTCTGCTGCTATGATGGGTTTGAAAACAGCAATGAAGAGTGCAACCAAGGATGGCCAGACATTAGATCAGGCAATTGCAGCATTCTCAAATACGATGAAAGGAAATGGATCGGAAACAGAGAAACTTCAGGCTGCCTATGATCTTTTTGGAAGTAAAGCAGGTGCGGCTATTTATAATGCTGCTTCGACTGGCAAACTGAACCTGGAAAACTTGTCTGGATCTCTGGGCAACTTCTCAGGCAGTGTAGAAAATACATTCAATGCAACCTTAGATCCCATTGATCAGTTCCAAATGAGCATGAACAGTTTAAAAGAAACTGGTGCAGATATTGGAAACTCTTTAGCAACTGTACTTGCCCCTGTCTTGAAGGATATCTCTGGGGCATTGAAAACTTTCTCAGAGATTTGGAATGGTATTCCAGAACCAGTACAGAATACGATCATCAAGATTGCGTTACTTGCAGCAACCATTGGTCCAGTTCTTGTGGCTGGTGGCAAGGTTATCAGCGCGATTGGCACAATCACAAGTGCGATTGGAAGCTTAACTGCTTTCCTGGGGATCGGTACAGCAGCCACAACAGCGGCCGGCACAGCGGCCACAGCAGCGGGAACTGCAGTTGGTGCAGCATCTATTCCACTGCTACCGATCATTGGCATCATTGCGGCGATTATCGCGGCAGTGATCGCCATTATTGCCATCGTGAAGAACTGGGGTGCCATTACTGACTGGTTCAAGAATATCTGGTCTGGATTCTGTGATGGAATTCAGTCTACTTGGACTGCGGTTGGTGATTTCTTTACGCAGACCATGCCAAATTTCTTCTCTGACATTGGTCAAAAATGGTCTGATGGCTGGAATAATATGAAGACAAACGCCGGAACCATCTGGGATAATATCAAAAATGGTGTTGGCTCTTCTATAGACAATATCAAGACCAATGTAGGAAATGGGCTCGCTTCCGTGGCACAGTCTTTCTCAGATAAGCTGTCTGCAGCACATGATTCTGCTTCCTCTATCCTAGAGAATATTAAAAGTACTTTCAGTGACAAAATGAGTGCGGCAAGAGATGGAGTATCAAATGCAATCGATCGGATCAAGAGCTTCTTTGATTTCGATTGGCATTTACCTGATATCCAGCTGCCTCATTTTTCTATTGAGGGAAGTTTTTCTCTTGATCCTCCATCGATTCCTTACATTGGTGTCGACTGGTATAAGAAAGCCATGGGAGATGGCATGATTTTGAACCGCCCTACGATTTTCGGAGCGCAAGGTGGTCAGCTGCTTGCCGGCGGTGAAGCAGGATCAGAAGCCATTGTTGGTGTCAATTCATTGTCATCAATGATCCAGAATGCAGTTGCTGCGCAAACGGGAAGCATTACTGCCGCCATTGTATCTGCTATTGCAGGTGCTAGCAACACTGGAGATATTACCATTCCAGTCTATATTGGCAATGAGCAGATTGATACCATTGTGGTCAAAGCATCACAGCGAGTGAATTATCGTTCGGGAGGCAGATAAATGTTAAGTAAGTATCTGAAATTTGATGGAGTTCAGATTCCAAATCCAACATCCTACTCCGAAGAATCTGAAACAATTGACAATCAATATGAAACTGAGGCCGGTGGACTGAATATCTCTGTAACACGATATGATCGTCTGCACATCTCAGTTTCTTTTAATGTCACCTCTGCCTGGGCATCAAAGCTCAAGAATTACAGCAAGCAGGGTTTGCTTACAGTGACTCTTTTTGATCTGGCATTAAATGCAGAAAGCGAACACTCTATGGTCATCCAGAATTTCAAATCCGAACTGGTGGAGCAGTCTGAGTACACAGCGAGAACAAATGGCTTATGGACTGTCTCATTTGAGTTGCAGGAGCTTTGATCTATGTACAAGGTAAGTGATGCATATAAGACTGCTATGAAGCAGCCTGTTCAGCAGTTCTCACTATCCGGTACTATTAGCACAAGTACCATTGGCACAAGTGCCACTTTTACTGACAAGAACATTCTGAAGGGATCTTTCTCCATTACCAATCAATGCTGTGATGAATCTTCGGTTCTGATTGGTCAAGTATATGTTGGTGAGTTAGATGCAACCTTCCTGAATGTAGCTATTCCCCGCTATGCCTGGAAAGGAAGCAGTCATTACTACCTCCTGTGGGTTGAAGCTAGCAGATGGAACTTTTGAGGAAGTACCTCTTGGAGTTTTCACCATTGATGAAGCAAAGTGGACCAGTGCTGGAGTTGTCATCAAGGCATACGACAATATGGCCAAGTTTGATAAGACCTATACTGCTCCTCAAACTGTCGGTCATATTTTTGATTTAGCAACACTAGTATGTACGGATTGTGGTGTGACATTTGGCATGAGTCAGGCAGAATGCGAAGTCCTGCCGAATGGTACATTAGATATTTCTGTTTATTCAGAGAATGACATTGAAACCTATCGTGACTTGATCTCATGGCTTGCACAGACCTGTGCCTGCAATGCGCTCATTGATCGATCAGGATCTCTGGTGTTCAAGTGCTATACGCAAGCTCCTGTTGATACCATTGGCAATGACCATCGTTTTACTGGTGGTTCCTTCTATGATTATGAAACTGCCTACACTGGTTTGTCTTGTGTTAACAAAGCTACTGGGGAAACAAAGTACTATCACGTTGATCCTGATACAGGGTTAACCTACAACCTTGGCTCCAATCCCTTCTTGCAGTATGGACTTGAAGATACAAAAAACGCACTCAGAGCCAACATTCTGACAGGATTGCAGGCAATCAAGTATGTGCCCTTCAAAGTTTCTTTGATTGGCTCCCCTGCCTATGATCTGATGGACATTTTTGTTTTCAGTGATGGCTTGGCAGATGCCTCAAAACTCTATTGCCTGACAAAATACATATTTCACTACAATGGCACCTATGAGATGGAAGGTGTCGGTGCAGATCCATCCCTTTCTTCTGCTCGCAGCAAGACTGACAAAAACATTTCTGAAATTGTTTCCAATGTCAATGCAACTCAGTTAATTTACTACTCCTTCGTCAATGCAAAGAAAATCACAGTGAAGCAGGACACAGATGTGGATCTATTGAGCATTACCTTTGCGACCAACTCTGATGAAGCACAAGTATCTCTATGGTGGGAGGCAAAGTTAGATGTTGCATTTGATGATTCGTATGTATTCACGGTTACAAACTCATCCAGTGATGCACTGTCTGCCAGTAATATCAAGATTGCCGCGACCAGGGTGCTGGCCTCTTGTGAAGCCACTTATCTTCTGAATGGAAATGTACAAGCATACCATCCTGTGGAAACCTGGGATGAAGCAGGAAAACACACCATTCATCTTGGATACTACCTTGGCAACATCAAGTCTGGTCAAACTTATACCTTTGCTGTACGCATCAAGCTGACCAACTGCACTGCAACAACAGATATTGAAAATGTCCATGCTTTATTAAGCGGAACTGGTCTTGCTGGAAAGATCAACTGGGATGGAACGATCACTCTGAAGGATGAATTCACAGCCATTCCATTAGCCACAAGGTGGGATTGTACTTGGAAAGCTCACTGACTCTCCAAGTGTCACCTTTCCATCTCAACTTGCCACACAGAACTTATCCGATACCTTCGTTGGCATTTCACTGCTTGGGCATATCGCAGTTTCTGCAATGACTGATTCGTCCTCCTGTTCTGTTCTTGTGACGAACTACACTCTTTCAGAACTGAGAGGCAGTCCACAATACTCCACCTACGTTACCATCAACACCAATGATGCATTCATCTTACGAACAGACGGATATACCTACACAGGAGTGGATGCAGCAATCGATACTGGTGGACTATCAGAGCTGGATCTTCCTTCCGATCTTTTCCAGGATATTACGGAGGTAACATACAAATGAGCAACTACAACTCTGTTTCTGATCTGCTGTTGACCATTGCAAATGCAGATCATATTGTGGACCATGTCGCCCATGATGATGACTCAATTATGGTTGCCACAAACATTGACTGGTTCACCTTCAACAATGTAATTGCCACGAATGTCTATGTTTCAGGCAACTCCTGGATAGGAATTGGCACGAACAGTGAAAGCAGCGGTTTGAAAGTAAACCGCAGAGATGCAAAGCTTTGGGATCTATGGACAGAAACAGGTACCGTTGGTACAGGTACCGTTGGTACAGGTACCGTTGGTACAAGTACCTCGGTTTTCTATCACTACTACCGTGTTCGCTGGGGAGGTTATTCTCGTTACAATTCCACTTCTGACAGTGCACAGCTCATTTGGGACTGTGTTCTGCTGGATGATAGCAGGATCTACCTGAATATTGTCCAGTGGCCAACCGATTATGCGGATGGAACCAATGCACTTGTGACTGCCTCCACGTGCTCATACGCACCAAGCACCACTGCTCTGCAGTTTACCTTCTCGCGTTCTGACACTGCTGGCACAATATGGACAGTACAGTCTGGTATTCTTGAACCAGATTACACTCGTACTCTCTATCTCTACTCTGATGAGCAGAAATTCATTTACTACTACAGCGCCACAGACAGCACCATGACAAAAATACCTGATCTTAAAAGAACCACTCTCACTGGTCAGGCTTTTTCTGATCATGGCTCTGCCCTTGTGGCCCCATGGAACTTAATCAAGTCCTCCTTAACAAAGCCTGTGATATTGAAGTGGCGAGAAACGGGAGCTGCTGTTCCCATCAATGCCAAATTATCTGGAGTTCCTATTGCTCAGACCATTTCATCTGTGGTTGATCTTAATTCATCAACAATCAAAGGTATCAAGTCATTCACAGCGGTCTATGAAGGAAATATTACGATCTCTTACAGTCTTGACAATCAAGTCTGGACGAATGAGATTACCATGGCTGATTTTCTTGCCTTGGATGTGAACACCATCTACAGCAGTCTAACAAGTGAGAAAAAGATCTACTTCCGCATCAAGCTAAATGACAGCACCGCTATCTTCACGAATTTTGTTATGGAGTTTCAAAACTAAGGAGGCAATCATGTTAAAGGGTCATGCTCAAATTGAACTGTCTGATGTTCATACTGGCAAAAAACAAGTTCTCGAATCAGACAACATGTTTACAGATGCAATCTCCACGCTGCTCAATCGACGTGGCATTGTAAATGGTGGCAGTAATAGCACATCCACCTTCTATCTGCCACTACAGGAAAAAGCCTTACGTGGTATTCTGCTCTTTCCTGTGGCATTAGAAGAAAATGCTTCAATGATCTACCCAAAAACAGCATTTATCGCTCATGCAGGCAACGATACAGGTGTCGGTACCGATGCCAGTAAAGGTGCCTACAACGAAACAGAATCCGGCGCCATCACCAACGGCTACCGCTATGTTTGGGACTTTACTACGTCTCAAGGCAACGGCACTATTGCCTGTTTATGCTTAACCAGCAATATATTCGGCAATGAGTGCATGAAGTCCAATACCTCAACCTTCTTCAATGATTTGGATACCTACTGCACACAATTACCGCATCCTTCGCTGCAAACAGGAGAACCTGAATTTGCTCATAACATTTACCGCGGATGCGTAATTGGTGGTGGAACAGATTATGCACTTTATGCAATTCCATCCTATTCTGCCGACAACAAGTACAACTTTGGGTCCCTCACCTTGTTAAAGATTCATCATTCAACCGCCGGCGTATCATTATCAACTTCTCATACGCCAGTAATCGAACTGGTGAAGCAGATCAATTTTACTGAGCACTCCACTGTCTATGGTTTCAACTTCTTCTATAACAATCTTGTGTATTGTGTCTGTTATATTGATGCGACATCTATCTGTTTATACAAGATCAATGTGGAGAACGAGACGATCGAGAAAGATATTGTATCTGTCACTGATGCACCAAGCACTTTCTATGATTACAATTCTTTCAATAAAAATGGGTACCTCTATTTTCTCCAGGGCGCAGGTGATACAAAAACACTTGTGAAGATGAATCTAGCAAACTATACCGACATCACTCCTATCATTGAAACTTCTGCAAGATGGCCATCACTTCGCTACTTTGAAAAATCTAAAACAGCACGAATTGCGGAGGCAGGAATTGTTTTTGAGGATGACACGGTATATCTAGATAGCAATACAGATGGCTTTGATGCAAACTCCTACTATTCCAACGATACTGGCGAGATACTGACCAACGGGCTCTACAGTCTGATGATTGCTTCCCATGATACTAGCTCAGTTAACTATATCGCAGCAGAACAGACACTTTATGCAGGATATCTAGCAACTATAAACAACTTACCTTCACCTGTCACAAAAACAGCAGAACAAACAATGAAGATTACCTATACGGTAACAGAGAGCTAAGGAGGCTCCTTTTTTTATGAACACAATGAATGGTATTGACATCAGCAAATGGCAGGCAGATCTTGACCTGTCAAAAATCAAATGTGACTTTGTCATTATGAAAGCCACCGAAGGAATCGGATATGTGGATCACATGTGCGATTCTTTTTTTCAGCAAGCTCTAGCTCTGCACAAGTGTATTGGCTTCTATCACTATGCTAGACCCGTCAATGATCCAGTTGCAGAAGCTCAGTTTTTCGTAGAGAACACAAAGAACTATTTCGGATGTGCTATCCCTGTTCTGGATTGGGAAGCAGAAGATGCCTGGAATGTAACATGGGCAAAACAATGGCTGGATGAAGTACAGAGATTGACAGGTGTGAAGCCTATCATTTACATGTCTGAGTCTGTCGTCACTTCTAATGACTGGAGCCCTGTTGTCTCTGCCGATTATGGACTGTGGGTTGCCAAGTACAGAGACAACGATACGGACCCAAACTATGACATGTCTATGCAGGGTGATATCCCATCCTCTGGCCAGTGGCCGTTCTACTGCATGTGGCAATGGACCTCTTCCGGAGTTCTGGATGGCTACAGCAGCAAACTGGATTGCAACGTGTTCTATGGTGACACAGTTACTTGGAACAAATATGCTGGGTCTCAGGCTCCTGAGCAGACTGAGTCTGAGCAGAGTGCTCCAGCATCCGAAGATGAAGTTGCTCAGTATATTGCCGAAGGATCTCATGGATGGGAGGGTGTCTATGGTCAAAACCGCTGGAATAAACTCACAGCTCTTGGCTATGACGCTGATGCTGTCCAGCAGAAGGTCAATGTCCTAATGGGAAATGGTGAAGTCTACTATACTGTCCAGTCTGGCGACACACTGTCGTCCATCGCTGAGCAGTACGATACAACCTGGCAGAAGTTACAGAGCATCAATGGAATTGAAAACGCGAGTCTGATCTATCCAGGTCAGTCCATTCGCGTCAATTAAAGGAGGATCGTATGGTTGACACACTACAAGCGTATATGGTGGCAGCAATTGCCATCGAAGGTCTGATCTCATGGGGTCAGGCTTTATTTGTGGATAAGAAGCTGCAATGGCAGATTCTTGTCTCACTAGGATTGAGTTTCCTACTGGTCTTTGATCTGCAATTGAACCTATTCACGATTCTTTCGATCAACGAGACATTCCCATGGGTAGGTATCTGCTTAACTGCGGTTGCCATCAGCCGAGGAACAAACTACTTCTATGAGTTTTACAGCAAACTCATCAACTGGAAGAAAGAAGAGACCAATGATGTCGTACATTAATGTTTTCATCAACACTGTCATTGGTGGACTAGCAGGCTGGCTTCTTGCGCAGATTGGTCAGCTCAAAACAAAAGCCAAGCAAGAGGAAGCTGACCGGAAAGCATTATCTGATTCTTTGACTGCTGGAATGAGAGTATTGATGCACCGACAATTACTTGATTACTATACAGCGTATAAAGATGTTGAGAGCATTCCGCAGGACATCTGGGGAGAGATTGATCATGTCTATGCGGTCTACCATCAGCTTGGTGGAAACAGTACCGGTTCACGAATCTATGAAAGTCTCAAAAGCAAACCTTTGGATAGTGAGGATTGAGTAAGGACATCCGACAAGATTACGGTCGAATGCCCTATTTTTTTCTCCGATTCGTTTTTTTTCCCAGTTTTCGACAACTGAGACTTAGAAGGAACATGAATGCAAGTTCGAGTTGTGATGACAACGAAATTCATTTTCTTCCGCTCAAATCGCTCCGCTATCTCCAGTGGAGATTGGAGGTAGATATGTTATGTCAGACCCAATATTAGAATACAACTACTACACACAGAACCGCATTCAGAGCGACCTCGATTATAAAATGACGCAGCAAATCGCCAAAATCATGCTTGATTCTGGCCTTATTTCCGTTGATGAATTCAAAAAATTATCGGACATTAATCTTGAAACTTTCTCTCCCTTGTTCGCGGAAATATATCCAAAAACGCTTGATGTGTAGACGCTTTAGAGTGATGTATAGACATGCGAAAGGAGGAATGAAGCTTTGAAGAAAGTCACGAAAATAGAAGAAAATAAAAGCCCGCAGGCCGCTGGGAAGAAACTCCGCGTAGCTGCCTACTGCCGTGTCAGCACAAGCTCTGACGCACAGGCCGAAAGCCTTGAGGCTCAAATTAGCCACTATGAAAATTACATCAATTCACGCAGCGATTGGGAGTACGCTGGCGTATATTACGATGAAGGCATTACTGGCACAAAAAAGGAAAAACGTCCGGAGCTTAAGCATATGCTTGCAGACTGCAAAGCCGGAAAGATTGATTTTATCGTTTCGAAGTCGATCAGCCGTTTTTCTCGTAACACTGCAGACTGCCTTGAACTGGTACGAAAACTCCTCACCCTGAATATTCCTGTTTATTTTGAAAAAGAGAACATCAACACAGGTTCGATGGAAAGCGAGCTTTTCCTGTCTATCCTGTCCAGCATGGCTGCTGACGAATCCCTTTCCATTTCAGAAAACAGCAAATGGTCAATCCAGAACCGGTTTGAAATAGGAACTTTCAAAATCAGCTACCCGCCCTACGGATATGACTGGAATGGTGATCAGATGGTGATAAACCCAAAACAAGCAAAAACCATAAAACAGATTTTTACCTATGCCCTCTCTGGACAAGGTACTAGTGCTATCGCGCGGAGACTGAATGAAGATCGGGTGCCTACTAAGAAAGGCGGACACTGGAACGCCACCACAGTTAAGGGTATTCTCAGAAACGAGAAATACACGGGCGACTGCCTTTTCCAGAAGACCTATACCGATTCATTCTTTAACCGCCACCATAATCATGGAGAAAAGAATATGTACCTTGTCAGAAATCATCACGAAGCCATCATCAGCCATGAAGACTTCGAGGCCGCAGGGAGAATACTTGAACAGCACGCAAAAGAAAAGAATATCTCATCAGACAGTAAGAAATATCAGCAACGCTATGCTTTTTCAGGAAAAATCATCTGCGGAGAATGTGGCAGCACTTTCAAACGCCGGATTCATTACACAGCAGGAACGAGCTACGTCGCGTGGTGCTGTAATACCCACCTTGCTGATAAGGAAGCCTGCCCGATGATGTTCATTCGGGACGATGACCTGAAGCTGGCATTCACTATCATGATGAATAAGCTGATCTTTTCCGGCAAAGTCATTCTTAAGCCCTACGTCGAAGGCATAAGAAATGGCTCAACAGACGATTCTTTTCACCGGGTACAGGAACTGACGACCCAGCTTGCCAAGAACACAGAGCAGCGGGAAAATCTACAGAAACTGGCGGCACAGGGTTTTATAGACAAGATTCTTTTTAACACAGAAACCAACAAACTGCTCTCCAATGCGGATGACTTCCGCAAGGAGATCGAGGCATTGAATAACACTGTCTCCTCAGATGTTTCCAAAGTCACGGCAGCTACCGATCTTCTGCATTTTGCAGGAAAAGGTGAAATGCTGCACGGCTTCGATGAGGAGCTCTTTGAAAAATATGTCAGGCAAATCACGGTAAAAAACCGCACCGAGTTCAGTTTTGAACTCAAATGCGGACTTTGCCTGACGGAAAGGATATGACAATGGGACATACACCTTACGGATACAGAATTGAAAACGGGAATGCGGTTATTGATGAAACTGCCACCACGAAGATAAGAAAACTCTATGAAGCTTACCTGGCTGGTGCGTCCTTTGAAACCTCCGCTAAAATGGCCGGCATCGAAATTCAGCACGGCGGTGCAAAACGGATGATGGCCAACCGTCACTACCTCGGTGATGACTTTTACCCGGCAATCATAGACAGTGAAACCTTTGATAAAGCCGAAGCAGAAAAACAGCACCGGGCAGAAGCGCTCGGACGACTAGATCGCAAGAAAGAAAAGCCTGCTCAGGTAATACCGACAAACTTCCGCTTTGAAAAGCCTGAAAAAAGCTACAAAGATCCTGCCATGCAGGCGCAATACCTATACAGCTTAATTGAAACGGAGGCGATGTAATGGCAAATGTAACCTTCATTCCGGCAAAACACAAAATCGGAAATAACGTCAGCGGGGACGAGGTTACAAAGCTCCGGGTCGCAGCATACTGCCGGGTCAGTACCGACTCCGACGAGCAGGAAACAAGCTATGATGCACAGGTCAGCCACTATACGGAATACATTCAGCAAAATCCGCAGTGGACGCTGGCAGGGATTTTTGCAGATGACGGCATCTCCGGAACCAACACTAAAAAGCGTGACGAATTTAATCGAATGATCGACGAATGTATGGCCGGAAACATCGACATGATTATCACAAAATCAATCAGCCGGTTTGCCCGCAATACTCTTGACTGCCTGCAGTACATAAGGCAGCTCAAGGACAAGAACATCCCGGTCTACTTTGAAAAGGAATCCATAAATACGATGGATGCCAAAGGCGAAGTGCTAATCACAATCATGGCTTCCTTAGCCCAGCAGGAAAGTCAATCGCTTAGCCAGAACGTGAAGCTCGGTCTGCAGTACCGTTACCAGCAAGGAAAGGTAACCGTCAACTGTAATCGTTTTCTCGGATACACAAAGGGCAATGACGGAAAGCTTGTCATTGATCCGGAGCAGGCTGAAGTCGTAAAACGCATTTACCGTGAGTACCTTGAGGGTTCCAGCATGGATAAAATATCCGCTGGGCTTGAAGCCGATGGCATTCTCACCGGTGCCGGTAAAGAAAAATGGCACACAAGTACCATCAACAAGATCCTCAGAAATGAGAAGTACATGGGCGATGCCCTGCTGCAGAAAACCTACACGACAGACTTCCTTACCAAGAAGCGGATCAGGAACAACGGCACAGTTCCCCAGTACTACGTTGAAGATGACCATGAAGCCATAATTCCGAAGGAACTATTCATGCAGGTGCAGGAAGAACTTGTCCGCCGCCGGGTAGTACATAAAAGCCCTTCCGGCAAAAAACGTACCTACTCCTGCAATCATTGCTTCGCACAGATCATTGTCTGCGGCGAATGCGGTGAGCTTTACCGGAGAGTCCACTGGAACAACCACGGCTGCAAATCCATCGTCTGGCGCTGCATCAGCAGGCTGGAACCTACCGCTGCCGACATGAACTGCACAAACCGAACAGTCAACGAAACCGTCCTCGAAGAAGTAACCGTCAAGGCGCTGAACCAGATCCTAAGCAGCAGAAAGGTCTTCTTGAAACAGTTGCAGGAAAACATCGCCAGAGCCGTTGTGATGGCCGATACACTTTCACCTGACGGCATTCAGGCTCGATTGGAAGAACTGCAGAAGGAGCTCGTCAAAGCCGTCGGTGACCAAAAGAACTACGATGCCCTGACCGACGAGATTCTTCGGCTCCAGAAGATGAAGAAAGACTCTGAGGTTGATGACCACAAACGCAACGAAACTATGAACCGGATCAAGGAACTGCAGGACTTCGTCGCCGGGCAGAAAGCCGACATCCAGGTATTTGATGAGGCAGACGTCCGGAAACTCATCCAGCAGATCACGGTCTACGAAGATAAGTTCACCGTCGAATTCAAGTCCGGTATCAGCGTCGATATTACAGAATAAAAAGGCTCCTTACCATTGGCATTTTTGCGGTGGTGGGGAGCTTTTGTTAATCATGTATTCCAGACTTTTTTATTCTTTAATTTCATAAATTCATCTGCAAATGCTGCTGCAGTTGAATGATTTTTGTCAATACTGATGTGCTCTTTGTTAAAGTTTGCAGCTTTTGTCCAATTAAATGTTCCGTGTATTGATGTATATAGGTCTATCACGCAGAATTTTTCATGCATAATGTTTTGATAATAAGATTGAACTGTTATCCAATACACAGAAAAGTTATCTTCTAATGAAAACTCTGCATGGCGGTTTCTGTCGCACTCATCAAGCGCAATTTCTATAACCAACCCCTGTCGTTTTTTCTTGAGCAACTCTTGGTATAAAACTGGGTCTGTAAACCATGCCACAGAAATCCAAATTACATATTTGGCAGCACGGATTTCTTCAATAATCTGATTTCTGATATTTTCAAATAAAATTTCTTGGCTAACATCTTCAATGTCGGGCATCGCTCCCGGTTTTATTTCAACTCCCCACAACTCATAATCATCATTCGGCGGATAAATATCATATATCAATTTTTTAAGATAATCAAAGTGTTTCTTTAACTCGATCATCTTCTCTGGAACAATGCAAATCTGTATAAATTCCTGACAATGATTCCATAAGTTTCTGGTAAAGGCATTAGTCCTTTCAAACCTTAATGAGCAAATATTCAACAATTCGAGTAGAGCATCTTTTTCTGCATAATCTCCGGTACGCACTAAATCAATAATTAGTTTTCTATATTCAATTTCTGTCAATCACACTCTCTCCTCCCTTAACATCTAATCCGCTCACTCAGCGATAAAAAACATCTAATCCACTAACTCAAAACCTGACATCTAATCCGCAGCCTAAACTATGTGAAAATCATAAAAATCGACGCTAAACCGATGTGCTTGATAAGTTCCCACGGAGTGATAAATTTCAGTTGTCAATCTGGATGTCAAATCTGGGGAATGGCTTAAAATAAGGCTTTTCAGGCTTATTTATCTTCCACTCTTGACATCAACACTACCGTCTCCACGTGAACCGAGACACCTCTATTGATGTCATTTGTTATCGGGACTTATCATTCATTTTTTCGGTTCACTGCAACATATCATTCTTCTCCTTCTTCTGCCCCGCTTAAATAGATCGAACTTAACCCCTTTGATGCGTCCGTCTTCTTTTCAAAAGTATCAAGTCAAGTTACCAGCGTTGACTTTTTGAAGCAAATCCTAGCATTTACGATAAGTACCTTGACACCAGAAATTGTTGTCACGTCCTCAAAGTAAAAGTAATACTCTCCGTTTTTCTTTTTCACAGAAAACCTCCCTTGCTATCGATTCTTCATCGGTCAACTTCAAAACTGGCATCAAGAGATACTCAATAGCTTTCAAAGACCATATGACAATCGTAAAGAGAGCAATGCATTAACTGAGAATATAAATGGCAAGCTCCGTGAATACATTACGGTCTCAAATGGGCTTTCCAATTTCGATCGTTTTCGTATAAGAATCCTATATGCACTGAACAAACATCTCACTTACACAATCACTGATAATCTCAGAAGCAACAAGCGCAAAGGAAGAAAACGTGGTAAATACCATAGATCGACAATCGATCGAAAGATAGATGATGGCAACAACTGCAATCCAAACGAATAACAGCTCAGCAATGGTCTAACAATCCTTATGGATTTCCAATGACAAAAACAGTGTAGTATCTGGAATGGTTACGCCAGATACTCACTGTTTTCTTTCTTCTTGAAGCCCCGATTATTTTAATGCGGGTTCTCCGTAAATGCCCCGGATATTTTGTTTAAGCATTATATTGTGGCATTAAACGGAGTGCTGGATGAAGAAGTCACAGCAGACTTTATGATCAACAACCCAAATATGAGCATGTTCGATGGATCAGATGATACATATCGTCCTGCAAAAACAAGCAGGAATCACCGTGACAATGGCAACTAAAAAGAGACAGCCTTTGGCAGCTATCCATGTATTCCGCAAGTGCTTGACACTAACCCCAACAGATTATTGCGGTCACCAGTAAACAGGTGTTGGAGACAGTATTCGTTATCTGTGCCCAGCATAACGAGATAATCAGTTTCCGTACCTTCACATGTAAGTCATGCTACCACATACAGGTTGATTTTCTCCAATTGATACTTCATCGACAATTCGTGGCGGCTCATTGGTCTGATTTGCCACGGATTACGATGATTCCCGAGCCTAGCAAACTTGCTGGTAGGTATCCCCTTCAATACTCTCGATTGTCGGTGATCAGAAGAAAAGCAGAATACAGAGCGTTTGCTGGACACAGTACCATCAGAATATTTAATATATGGTGCAAATTCGTTTTTTGCACATTTCATCCTAATCCTTTTTTTATCGAACCGTTAAAGCAAAGTGTTGGTAAAAGTAATGGTTTTACCGATTAGGCGTATCATATAATTGCCAGACTGATAAAAGATGTTTTTAAGCAGTAACTCAGTCCTTGGTTCTTGGTCTGGCGACTGCCCTAACTGAGTTATTGCTTAAAGATAGTAGGGATTTGTGATGAGCCAGACCAGAAATTCCTCGTATAAGAATCTGTTTTCATTATGGGAAAGTAGCGAGGACGCGTTTGAAAAAGAAGTTCTTGGACGTATTCTGTTTGATTACGTGAAGAACCACCATAACGAGTTCAAGGAGTATGACAAGCTCCTTGAACAGTATCGTGAGCCTGAATGTCCACGATGCCATTCAGACAGTTTTATCAAGTATGGATTATCCAAGAATGGAACACCTCGTTATCAATGCAAGGAGTGTGGGAAGACTTTTAATTGTGCTTCCAGCACTTTTTTTTCGAGCAAGGTCAACATTACTGCATGGTTCTCGTTCCTTGAATGCCTGTCAAATGGCACGTCAGTACGCTCTGCGTGTACTACTGCAAAGATATCAGTTGTCACCGGAACCGCATGGATGAAGAAGATATTCGCTGCTCTCAGTGATTATCAGTCTTCAATAACTCTCGATAAAACAGTTTATATAGACGAGACGTATGTCCATGAAGATTCTTCTAAAATCTACCTGTTAGAAGACATCGGCAAAATCAAGAAAGTTAGAAAGCAGCCAAGAGGTATCTCTCGAAACAAGATCTGCATTTTAGTTGCGACAGATGAAGAGAAGTCTTTTGCGGAAATCGTTTGTCATGGAAGACCACAAAGAAAACTGAACTATCAGATCTGTAAAAGGCATATACAAGAAGGCTCACATTTGATTGGTGATGAAGATACTTCGATCGTATACGCAGCCAATCAAATGAACCTTACTCGAGCGATGTATAAATCAAATACTGAAACCTCTCACGCGGAGCTGGAACCAATCGATCAGTTCTGTGCTCGATTAAAGTTCTTCATTGATAAGCATCGTGGATTTAAGAAAGACCTGTTACAGGACTATCTGAACCTATTTGTCTTTATTGATAACAAGAAGAAAGATGACGGAGACCTCTTCAAGGTCACAATACAACTGCTAAAAATGATGTGCGAGCAATCAAAAGTGGCGTAGTTATCGACTGCGCCACCAACACTTTGCTTTAACAGTTCGTTTTTTTGGCGCTTTAATTTTTCCGGGGTCGATGGACGGACAATAATTTATCCGGTGGTCATATTTGGCCACCTTTTTTTCTTCCCGGTGGACTGTCTTTAATTTTTCCGGGACCTGGGCTCAATGAAAAAACCCCTTCGTGCTAGAATTTAACTGTCGCATCGAAGTCTTACAGAAGGGAGGCATATAATGCCTATTCAGGATTATATCATCAGTACGCTCAATCTAGAGACTGATGACATCGAAACATTTGATGTCGTCCGCAAGGATAACATTTTCTACACCCATCTCACAGTCAAGGACCATCATCCGTGCTGCCCAGTCTGTGGTTCGCCGGCCAAGAGCAAAGGTTTCATCGATTTCACATTCCAGACGATGCCGGTGAACTCATTCACACACTATGTCATCTGGCACCGGCGCAGGTACATCTGCAAGGATTCAGACTGCCATTATGCATTCCGTGAGGAGAACAGCTTCACGCCAGGCTCCCTTCATTCGTCCTATTCACTGATGAACCAGATTGCCAGGGATCTCCACAACCTCCATTTCACTTACAAGGACATTGCGCGCAAGAACAACGTCAGCCTGACACGGATCGAAGTATACGCTGACAGCTTCCTCAATGTGCCAAGACTGCATCTGCCGGAGAACATCGGCATCGATGAGCTCTGCTCCGACATGGCAAAGTATGGCGGCGCCTATGTCTGTGTCATGGTCGACAACAATGGCCGTGACCTCTTCGAGATCCTGCCGAGCCGTGCGAAGCATGAGCTGCTGAAGTATTTCGACAAGATACCTGCAGAGGAAAGGAACAAGGTAAGGCATGTCACGATGGATCTATGGGATCCATACCGTGATATAGCAAAGCGCTGCCTGCCGAACTGTCTGGTCTGTGCTGATGGTTTCCATGTGATTGAAGAGCTCTCCAGATGCTTTTCCAGGCTCCGTGTCGATATCATGAACCAATGCGATCACGGCACATCTAACTATTACCTCTTGAAGACGTGGCATGGCCTTCTTGAGACAGATAGATATGACCTTGATAATGAGCCAAGGTACAATGGCTTCTACAAGATGAAGCTCAATTACCGGGATCTCTACGAGCTTGTCCGAAAGGTAAATCCAGATCTCACGAAAGCATATGAACTGAAAGAGATGTACCGAGACTTCAATAAGAACGCCACCTCAGAGGACTGCAGCAAATGGTATGATCAGGTCATCGATGCCTTCATCACTGCAGATCTTCCGTGCTACCGGACATTCATCGCTATGATTCAGAACTGGCATGAAGAGATTCTCAACAGTTTCCAGCGTCCGTATGATGCCCGCAAGGAGAGCAACTCATTGGCAGAGAATATCAACGGCTCGCTGCGTGAAGCAATCACAGTATCCAAAGGTCTCTCCAACTTCGACCGCTTCCGTGCCAGAGCAATCTATTCGCTGAATAAGCATCTCACTTACACCATCACTGACAATCTCAAGAGCAGAAAAAGAGAAGGAAGAAAGCGTGGGCAATACACAAAGACAGCAGTCAATACAAAGATTACTGATTCAAATGACACTGATCTATTAAAGGACTGTAAATGACAAATCGTGAGTACCTAGATAAATGAAAACCAAGTTCTGAAGTTGATATGCTTCATTGCTTGGTCTTATTTTCTGATCTCTTTTGGAAGATTCTCTGACCACGGCATAAGTTCTTCTAGGAACTTCAGGCCATGTTCATCCATATGCTTTGGTATTTCTCCCAGCAGATATTTGATGTATTCATAGATCCGCAGATTGTTTGCTTTAGCTGTCTCCACAATACTATAGAGTACTGCACTTGATGCGGCACCTTTGACTGTATCGATCATGACCCAGTTCTTTCTTCCAACCGTGAATGGGCGAATTGCTCTTTCTGCTGTTGAATTATCCAATGGTACGCTTGGATCTTCCAGGAAGGTGCGCAGATACTGCTCCTGATTCAGACAATAGGCGATCCCTTTGCCTGTCTCTGACTTTGCTGGTACTGAGCTCTGATTCTCTTTGAGCCATTGGAAAAATCCATCGACCATCGGCTGTACTTCTGTCCTTCTTCTTTGAAACCTATCTTTTGGAGAGAGATCTTTCAGCTGATTATCTATGTGATACATATATGATATTTTCTTCGCTGCCTGTTCTGCTATCGACCCTTTGGCTTTCTTCCCAAGTGCTTTGACCACATTGGCGAACGGCCTTCTTGCATGTACCCAGCATCCAGCGACCTGCAGGTCATCGCTCTCTTTTGCCAGTTTATGATATGCCTGGTATCCATCTGTCACAAGGATCCCTTTGAATCCTTTCAGGAACTCTCTTGGATGTTCGGCATTTCTGGTCTTTTGATATTCATAGATGACGGCCGGATGGATATCATTCTCTGCTGATCGGTAGACCCACATATAGCTCTTGGAGGATGCGGGCCTGCCATCTTTCCTGACCTGCACCGGTGTCTCATCCGCATGGATCAGATGTTCCTTGAGGATCTCTTCTCTGAACTTATCAGTGACCAAGCTCAGATAATTCTCTGTGCATCCGATCATCCAGTTAGCCATGGTCTGTCGGCTGATGTGGATATCATTCTCCAGGAATGTCTGCTCTTGGCGATACAGCGGCTGTGCATTTACATACTTGGCATGGATGATTCCCGCTGCTAGTGACGGTGTTGCAATGCTATTGCGGAAGAGATCTGCTGGACGGTCTGCTCTTACGATCGTTTCATTATCTTTCCCTGCATATACGGCAATGTGATGCTCAATGACCCTGAATCTTGCCGGTATCAGTTCCAGTCTCCTATAGACTTCATCTGGCAATCTCTTATAGCCATCTTTGAAGATCTCTTTCAGCTTTTCTTCCGGGATCTCATGATTCTCAATGACCGTATCAGTAATGGCTGACAGATCTTCATCTCTCTTGCCCTTGGACTTGATCTTTCTTGTATATGATGGGATGACCTGTGCGATATCTTCTGTCTCTTTTACAGATGGATCTTGTTCTGCTTCTGCTTCATTGAAGATGGAGAGCTGATGGATATTGCCGGTGCTCTCTGTCTTTCTGCCAAATCTATTTTGCATCATACAGCTGATCTGTTCTGCTAACAGTTCATTATTATGGTGGAGATCTTCAATCTGTTTCTGCTGACCTTCAATCTGCTTTTGCTGGCCTTTGAGCTGCTCCTGCTGACCTTCGATCATATTGATCAATTGTTCTCTGCTGAGCTTGTTCCATTCAATATTTACAGTTGGCTTTGCGCTGTTCATGGTCATGTTATACAGGATAACCAAAGGCAATGCAACAGCTGACGATTGTGGACAAATTCAGAAAAGTCCATCGCTCTGAACACTCATTCTTCGAATGAATCAGGGCGTCTCACGCAAATGAAAAGACGATGCTCGATCAAGCAGAATGTAGGAGACATAATTTACATTTGCTTAGCCATCGCCCTTATACTGCATCGCAGGTGCCATTTTTTTCAGATCAAGTTGTGGATAACTTTTTACACTGCACGTGTCGGATGTACTTCTCTGATCGTTGATTCAATATTCAGTCCCTCTAAGAGCTGCTTATACTGAAGATGAGTGATCGTCCTGAGATCTGCTGTCTTGCGCGGCCACTGGAATCTTCCATCATCGATCCTCTTGTACAAAAGAAGGAATCCATCTCCTTCCCATAGCAGTCCCTTGATCCGATCTGATTTCCTTCCGCAGAACAGGAATAGTGTTCCTTGATCAAAGGGATCAAGATGGAACTGATTCTGAACAGCAGCAGCCAATCCATCAATTCCATTTCTCAAGTCTGTATATCCACATGCAATATATACCTTTGTGAATCCTTGGAATTCTTTAAGCATTGGATGCCGCCCTGATGATCCGCATCAGGAACTCATCTGATATGTTCTCTGCAATTTCAATATCTACCTGTTTTCCATGAATGATGGCATTTTTATCTTCATGTGATTCATCAGGCAATGCCACTTGTACGAATGGAGCAGGAATACCTTGTTCATTGTTATTCGCTAAGATCAAGTCAGTACCTGCCTCAATCCGCAGTTTCTTCTGCCAGTAGTAGAAGCTCTTATGACTGATATGATTCAGCTCCATCCAATCCTTTTTCTTCATCCCGCTGCTGCAGCACTCCGTAATGATCGACTTCCAATATTCTCGGCGCATCGATTGTGTTACATGTTCCATAAATGAGACCTCCTAGTCTAGAAAATCCTATGGTTTTCTAGACTAATTATCCCAATGTCCCAATTATCGTACAGGTACTCATGATTTGGCTTTTACAAAGGACTAAACACTCAATAGACTTCATACGACAAAAGACAGTGCATTCTGGCATATGATTCACCAGCGATACACTGCCTTTACCTTTGACTCATACCCCCGGATAAATTATTGGGAGCTTTCCGCAAAAACCCCGGATAAATTACTTAACCGTTTTTTTATTTATTTACGGTTGCTTTTCCCAGAGTGCTTTATGCGCTGAGCAATATAAGCGGTGGAAAGAGCTACAAGAGCTGCGAAGAAAAAGAGTAATCCGAACATTACAAGACTGTCGGCCTGACTGTCTCCTGTCATTGGCGATCCTCCGCTGTCTATAGATCCTTGCGGGATATTCCCATCGCCAATATTGTCGCCGGGTTTACCTGGAGCACTGTTCAGGTTGTTTGTAAATGATGCGGTCTGCAAATTATCAGCAGAGATGATGCCGATTGCTCCTATACTAGTGGAGGTATATCCGTCTCTGGTATAATCGGCCTCTGTCACAGCATATTGCGTACCCGCCGGCAAGCCTGTGATAGTGATGCTCTCGCCACTGGCAAGTGAAATGGCATCGCCACTGCGGATGATTCCAGTGGCTGCACCGGTGTATGGATAAACATCGGATGCTCCAATAAAGGTAACTGTAAAGGTAAACTTCTTGGTGAGGTCTGCGTCCTCGCCAGTGACTGTTTTACTGATGGTCAGACTGCCTGTGGAAATCGGCAGCTTTGTGTTGGTAAAGGCGGCCGTACGATCCTGGGATGAAGAAATAGTGCCTGAGCTTCCTGCACTCTCAACGGAATAACCCTGCGCCGAAGCCTTTTCCTCGCTCACCTGATAGGTAGCTCCAGCAGGCAGACCCGTGATCGTGACACTTTGTCCGTGGGCGAGGGAAATCGTATCCCCGCTCTTAATCGTTCCATCCGGGACACTATTTCCCGCGTAATGATAGGAGTCGGATGCCCCGTTGAAGGTTACTGTAAAATTAAACTTCTTTGCGGTGTCGGCGCCAACTCCGGCGACCGTTTTACTGATGGTCAGAGTTCCGGTACCGGGAGAGGGATTCGAAACATTTCTTGTGTTGGTGAAGGATGCTGCTTGTGTAGTATCTGTCACAATACTGCCGATCGCGCCTGTGCTGGTCGTCGTGTACCCACCGTCGGAGTAATCCGATTCAGTTACCGTATAAGTTGTACCCGCAGGAAGACCAGTGATGGTGATGCTCTGGCCATGGGCAAGGGAAACAGTATCCCCGCTTTTGATCGTCCCGTCCGGGACGCCATTGCCGATATAAGCATAAGAGATATCGGCCGCGCCGTTCAACGTAAGCCTGAAATCAAACTGTTTTGAGTTATCTCCGGCATTGCCTGCTACCGTTTTGCTGATGGTCAGATTCCCGACCGTTCTCATATTAGTAAATGACGCTGTTTGAGTAGCGTCGGCCACGATGCTGCCGGTCGCGCCTGTGCTGGTCGTCGTATACCCATCGCCGGAGTAGTCCGCTTCAGTCACCTTATATGTTGCACCTTTCGGCAAGCCCATAATTGTGATGCTCTGACCATGGGTGAGAGAAATTTTATCCCCGCTTGCAATGATTCCTCCAGGTATCCCATGGCCGATATACGTATAGGTGCCAGGTGCGCCATTCAGCATCAGCGTAAAATCAAATGACTTTGTGATATCTGCGCCATTACCAGCCACCGATTTGCTAATAGTCAGATTTCCAGCCGTATCTTTCAAATAGTTCTGGATAGTGATGGCATTAGAATTCGTTCCTGTCTTTCCATCAATCGAAGCAGTAACCGTAGATCCACTGGTTTTTACCAGTAGAGAATGGGTCACATCTTCCAAGGTATATCCGACAGGCACCGCTGTTTCTCGGAGAATGTATTTACCGTCTGGGATAACTTTTAGCTTGACGGTACCGTCACTCCCGGTGACGCCTTTTTTGATGACAGTAGTACCATCCATCGCGTATAGTGTGAATTCAACACCGGCAAGGGGGACGCCCGCTCCGTCGGTTTTCGTAATGCTGATCCATCCATTCCTCAGCAGGCTGGCGCTGCCATCCGAGGCTGTAATAACATAAGGCTTGGACGTTTCTTCCTGCTCCGTGCTGCTCCCAAGCAGGGACACTTTGTTTGTAACAGTTCCCGGCTCTCCTGTGATATCAGTGATATAGCTGAAGCGGTATGCCTTCGTATTGTCGGGGATGATGAAGCTTAGGACCCGCGTCGCATTATCGTAGCTCACGTTTGTCCCCAACTCCAGTGTAACGGGGCTTCCTACCGTATAGCTTCCGTCCGCGTTGAGGGTCATCTCATTGGCTGTAATATTTCCGTCAAGCAGCAAAGCACCGTTTGAATCTGTACGCAGATCAATACCGACCGGCAATTGATCTTCCAGTTTCTCGCCTAACTGTGCGAGGTCATAGGGCTTGTAATCCACCGTCCAACGTAATTCGCCCGCCGTGGGCTGCACAGTGGTTTTGCCCAGGATTTGGCTGGTGATGGTTACGTCCTGATAGCTGCTTACGCCGGCAGTCCAGTTCTCGGTATTCAAAGTCACATTATTGCGCACGGTCGTCGTTTCATTGGAGTCGAAATATCCTGCGGCGGTATTGCTGATGGGCCTCGCCTTGACCAGAATCACATACGGCTGGTCCAGCGAAGAGAATGTAAAGGTAGCCGTACGCCCGTTGAAGCTGGTGTCAAGGCCCGCGACCGTATCCGGCGTGGTGTCTGTTGCCAGAACGGTTCCGTTGGATTGCCCAGTTCCTTCAAAAATCAGATACTTTGATCCTGAGACGATATCGACAAACTCCCATCCGTCCGGCAGGGTATCGGTAAGGGTCGCCGTTCCCAGCGTTTGTCCCGCCGCGTTTGTCGCATCGGTCAAATTGATGCCATCGGCGTTGACGTTCAGGCGGAAAATTGCCGACTTATCCTGATAGTCAAAGCCCTCCAGAGCATTACTCGTAAGACTGGAGTTTACGCCGGATGCCGGATCGGACATCGCTTCCCGCTTTAACATTTCCTTAAGCAGCATCCTGTTCGTATAATTCACGCTTCCGGTCGCGGCGTTTAGCTTTGCGTTAGCGCTGAACAGTGTCGCCGTGTTCCGTACGGTAGACGTTTTGTTACCGGCGAATATATTCGGGTCTACGACCTGACTGTCAAAACTGAAGGTGTTCAAAACGCTGGTGGACAGACCCGTGATTTCCAGCAAATCGGCAACCTGCGTGGTGCCCTGCATAATGGGAATCACGTTCACGGTATACGATCCCGGAAAAGTTGCCAGGCATATTTCTGGCCATAGCGCGGCGTCTAGATCAGTGGAAGTAATGCCACTGGGAAGTCCGGTAACCGCTCCGAGGTTGCTGTTCCCATAAACAAGAAGATCATATACTTTTAAATCGGGAATGCTTTGTCCTTTTGTATCTACATTGACGGTCCAGCGAATTTTTTGGTTTGCGGTATCCGCCACGCCGGATTTTGAAATAGCATTATACCCGACACCCACATTGATGCTGCCCGTACCGAGCCCCGGACCCGACAAGCCGTCCCAGCGAATACTGGCGGAATTACTGTACGTTGTTGTTCCTGTCGTATATGCGTCGTCTGGAACATTGGTTACGATGGTAAGCAGGAATCTTTGAGTTGATGTTGCCAATGGCATATTCGCCGCTGGCATTGGGTGTGATTGAAGTCGCGGTATCCCAGGCTGAGCCCGTCCAGACTTGCCAATTGGCGGATTTGAGGGTTAAACCGGACGGCAGCACATCGGTTATGACAACATTATTTAAAGTTGCCCCCATATGGTTGGCAGTGATCGTCCATGTGATTGTGCGATTTGTCGGGTTATAGTCACCGACGTTTAAATTACCGTTCTCATCTCTGTCGCTTGACACGCCTGTTTTCTCGATCCACTTAGGCGTAAATTTGACACTGGATTGCCCCTCGTCCACCACAGTGGATCCACTGTCGAGAAGCTGGGCCGTGTTGTTCACTTTTTGCTCGGAAGTGGCATAATAGGCGGCATCAGATATTTTTGTCTTGAATGTGATTGTCTTGGGGCTGGTTGAGCCATCGGGGAAGACATAACGAAGCGCATTGTCCGTTGTATTAGGGGTGGCATCCACACCATCCACCTGGAACGAGGATGGAATGTACGTTCCTACGGTTTGCAAATCATCAAAGAACTGATACCCGGCTAAAGTCAACAGCCGCTCCGCCCTGCGTCGCACTGATATTGACCTTCCACGTAATGCTCTGGTTAGCTAAGTCCGCCGTACCCTTTTTTGTCACATCATATTCAATCGGCAAAGCAGGGACATTCACGGTATATGTTTTTTCTAAGATTGTTACGGTATGATCTCCCGTGCTACCGCCGGTGCCGCTGCCGTCATATTCAAAATTAGCTCCAAACTTACACGTTACAGTATTGGATGTCCCGTCGAAAACCGAATTATCGCCGTCAAATGTGACCGTGGCTGTCACCATATTTGTAATGGGGTCTGTTGTAAAAGTCGCGTGGCCTACCAGCAGCGTTCCCATTTTTAATTCAATTGTGTCGCCCGAAAGCAATGTGAACGCGCTGCTCAAGTCGAATGTCACCGTGTCACCCTTGTGAACCGGAGCCGATGGCGTTGGCTCGTCACCCGAAACCGGCACGCCAAACGAAATCTCCACCCGGATTGGTTTTGTGCTTGTTATGGAGCCTCCCTCGGGGATGGCTGCTCCATCCTGCGTGATTGTAGCCATAAGGTTAGTAAGTACAGTGGAGCTAATATCCGTAGCATACACTGTACTTGCCCCTGTACCAAACGTAAAAAATCCCAGCATCATGCAAACCATAATAATAATTGAAAGCAATTTCTTTTGTATGAATTGTTCTCTTTTCCTCGTCTTTTTACTCATTTTTCATCGTCCTCCTTTGCCGTTTTTTCGGTTTTTAACGCTCTCATTCCAGCCGACACAAGTGTACGTATCTTGTCTGATTGAGAGCGGTCATTGAACAGTTTTTTTAAATGATGTTAATGATACCTCTATTTCAGACGTAATCGAAAATGTCATTTTTTATGCCATGCTCTTTAAAGAATGCAATCATGCTTTTCTAAGTAGATCTATATTCGGAACACTTATAATGGCACACGATATCTGACCAAATTCCTGAATCAAAACTTTCTTGACTTTAGCTAAAATTTCTTCCGAAAACGAGCAATTATAAACGGTATCTCAAATTTTCATTGGTACCCCTGCATTTTAACTTAGAAAAATGTGCCACGAGATTACTGTCAATAAAAATTTCGCATTGTACAGGTGCTGTTGTATGATTTATTCACGCTTTTGCATAGCAACATCTTCTTAGTGTACAGCTTGTAAGAATAGTAACATAAAAAGTTGAATGAGGCAATTCTTTAATCATATTTGATTGTGTAAACTGATTGCGGAATAGGTATTTCTGAAAAAGGATACAAAAATGCGATAACCCTGTAAAATTTAATCACCTAACCAAATCGAACAGGAGATATCGCATGAATATTCTAACACAAGCATTTATCAGGTCTTCAGCAATCATCCATACAACAATGAGCTGATCAAACAGCTCAACGACCATATCGCACCAATCGGAGGACAGAATACAGGGATTGCATATGCACAGCTGTGCTCTGACATGTCGCTCAACCTCAGATCTTTTGGCTATAACGTCCTTCTCAATATGATCCATGACATGGATGAGCCGTTCAGAAGCAGTGCTGGGCGCATGGCAAGATATTATGTAAAGAATACAAGAGAGCGGACGATCATGACCATCTTTGGACCGATCACTTTCCGGCGTACGGAATATCAGGACAGGCTGACCAGAGAGAACTACTGCTACGTGGACCGGAAGCTTGGCATCATGAAGCGGGACCGCTATGACTGCAATATCGCAGCGCTGTCAGTTATCCCTTCAGTATTATCCATTTATTCCGCAATTACTTGACACGAACAATTATGGAGTTTTAAAACATAAAAATCCTGCACTTTTGAGTACAGGATAATCATTATATTTACTAATACTTTTTATAAAGACTCTTCAATTTCAAAACCAGTTTTGAACTCCACCACAATGCTGTGGCTGTTGGCTTCCACGCGATGGATTAACTTTCGGACCAGAGAATCATCATATTCAAGATCATCATTGATATGCTCCGCCAAGAATTGCTGGATTTCTTGAACTCGCTTTACATGTTCGTCCTGAGTAGCTTTCTGCCCGAGTGTCTTGTCTTTGATCCCCTTAAGCCTTCTGATTTCCTCGGCCAGATCGTCATAATCATTGCCATCATCAATGCACTTTACCAACTGATCCTGTAGTTCCTTCAGCTTTGAATCACATGTCTCTAGGTCGTCACCAATAACATCATTAATATTCTGTTTCAATTTTTCAATAATTTGGTTCTGCGAGCCAGACGCCTCCTTGATAGCCTTAACGATGGCAGCATGCAAATTTTCTTCATGAATTGTTGGTGAGAGGCAAGCGTTGCTGCTTTTCTGCACCCTGGTTCTACATCTCCATACTGGTACCCTTTGACCACTTTCATACCATACAACTCTGTGATACGGTGCACCACATTCACCACAGACCAACACGCCAGTCAGTGCGTATTTACTGCTGTATCCGGTACGGATATTTTGCTCATCTATTAAACTGTTTCTTCTTCTATTTTCTGCCTGTACAGCATAATGGATTTCTTTTGAGATGATGGCTTCATGATTGTTTTCTACATAATACTGCGGAACCGTACCTTCATTCTTGATCCGCTTTTTTGACAAAACGTCAGTTGAATAAGTTTTCTGTAACAGGGCGTCTCCCATGTATTTTTCATTCATGAGAATCTGTCGGATATTTGTATCCCACCATTTCTTTTTACCTGAACCATTTGGAATTCCGTCCTTTTCCAGTCCTTTTGCAATAGAACCGTGACTTTTTCCTTCCAAATACTCTCTGTAAATTCTTTTGACTACCTTAGCCTGTTCTGAATCAATGACCAGGTTCCCATTCTCATCTTTCGTATACCCCAGAAACCGTTTTGTGTTGACCTGAACCTTACCCTGCTGATAGCGGAACTGAAGTCCCAGCTTCACGTTTTTAGAAAGTGATTCACTTTCCTGCTGAGCAAGGGATGCCATGATTGTGATCAGAACTTCTCCCTTTGCATCCAAGGTATTGATATTTTCCTTCTCGAAAATTACCGGTATATTCTTGTCTTTGAGTTGCCGAATGTATTTCAGGCAGTCAATTGTATTTCTGGCAAACCGGCTGATGCTCTTAGTTATTACCATATCAATCTTTCCGGCCATACAGTCGTCAATCATCCGAAGAAACTCTTCTCGTTTCTTTGTGCCAGTACCCGAAATTCCATCATCTGCATAAATACCAACAAATTTCCACATTTGATTCTTGGAAATATACTCTTTGTAATGGGCTACCTGGGTATCATAGCTGGTCGCTTGTTCTTCCGTATCAGTCGATACCCGGCAATAGGCTGCCACGCTAAGCTTTTTGACTTCCTCCTTGGTGACTGTGTTCCCAAACTTCTTTACCGCCGGGATAACCATTACGTTCTTTCGCATTTCCATAAATCATCACTCCTTTGCTTTTATCAATGAATAAAGGTATTGTGCCTGTTCATATGGATTATATAAATGTTGCACGATAGGTTCCATTTCAAAGTCGGTATAAACTTTTGCTGATTTTACCAATAATGCTGGCTGACTATGCTGATGCATACGGTTTTGGTGTGCCATCTGAACTTGATCAAAGAGCTCTTTATTAATAAGGGTGGGATAGAAATCTGTGCCCAGGTACCGCTTGTCCACCAGCAAATTCAAAATCCCGCTATGATATCGATTAATACCGAGCTTATTTGCAATTGTCTCCAATGAATCGCCGTTTATATAGAATTCAAATGCCTGTTGCAGGGCTTTTGATTCATTTTCATCGGCAACTGCCAATCCATTCTCAATTCGATATCCATATGGTATTATTCTCATTTCAAACTCACACCCTCTCTAAAGGTCAATCCGCAAGTAAACTCAAAGCCAAATTCATCTCTGGAATAAATGTGTACAACTTTGATGCACTCTGTGAATAGTTCATCATCAAACTCATCGGTCACTTCTTTTTGTCGGATTCTTTTTAGTAGTCTGTCTGCCTCAGAAATCCCAAGATTCTTATTTTGGAGCTGATTCAGAAGGATTTTTTTCTTTCCATTTAACTCATTACATTCCGCAGACAACTCATTCAAAGCCTTCTGATAGTTCACTGGCTCCAAGAGGTCATCGGCCACAAGGGTTGCCAGTTTCTGGGCCTTAACAGAATTGTCATCGAGTTTTTGATCAATCCTTTCAACGATCCGTTGAGTTCCATCACCATCACACTCGCGTTCCGCTTTTACAAAAGGAATCAAAAGATCATTCTTACTGAAAATCAGCTTGTTCACTACTGTCGTGAAAGCACTTTTAATTGCTTCCTCAGAGATACCCTTCATTGAGCACTTTTTTATATTGTTTAAGTGTGTAACGCAGATCCAAATAACGCATTTCTTTCTATTTCGTCCAGTGATGCTTTTTCGTTTTAAACGTGATCCACACTGCTCACAAATCAGTTTTCCAGTAAAGGTATATCTTTCCTGGTAATTGATATGTTCTGAATCAATGCCCTTTTCTTTCCTATGAAGTGCAATCAGTTCTTGTGTTCTTTCAAACTGTTCTCTGGTAACGATTGCTGCGTTATGATCATTGTGTAAATACTGATCACGATAACCTCGATTGGTGTGACGCTTGAAGTTGTCGTCTGTGAAAGTCTTCTGGTAGAGTGCCTCACCAATATAACGTTCATTTCGTAGCATCCATTTTACGGTTGTTTCACTCCAATGATCCGTTCGTCTTGATGGTATTTTCTTAGCATTGAGCTCTCTTGAAATCTGTCGTATTCCTTTTCCCAAGCAAGCCTCATTAAAAATGAACCGGACCACTGGTGCTGTATCTTCATCGATAACTAACTCTCCATCTTGCTTTATGTATCCATAGGGAGCAGTGCTTTGTTTATAGCTTCCGTTCATAAATCGACGTTGGATGCTCCATTTTTCATTCCCGGAAATTGAAACCAATTCACTTTCTGCTAGACTGCTGAGTACTGACAACATGAACTCATCATTTTCTTTGAGTGTATTGATATTCTCTCGTTCAAAGAAAATACCGATGTTTCTTGAATTTAGGTCTCTGATGATAGAAAGATAATCTGTTACATTTCTGCTTAACCGAGAAATACTTTTTATTAGAACAAGATCGATTTTTCCTTGTTTGCAGTCATCCAGCATTCTCATCAAATCAGGACGTGTCTTCATTTTTATCGCAGAAAGGCCTTCATCGCAGTAAACTCCTGCGAATGCCCAATGATCATTACTCTTTATCACTTGCTCGTAATGCTTCTTTTGAGCATCCAAGCTTTCCAACTGGTCATCCTTATTTGTGGAAACCCTGCAGTATGCAGCAACGCGCTGTTTCTGTTCAGGATCTTTCTTCTTAGGTTCAATCTTTGTTATCGTTGTCACGGTCTAATCCTCCTTTCATCAGGTGACATATTCGCTCTGAAGTACCGTATTATCAACGATTTTATGGCATTAAAGCAGACAAATATGGAGAGAAAGATTGACGGTTTTTTGCGTCTATTTTGTCATATTCATCCTGTGTTAACATACCAGTTGCCAGCATGCCTTTGATCATTTTGGTAGCAAGAGCATAGGCATATTCATTCTCAAGATCATCCCTGGTCACTTCGTGTAACTTCGGTCTGACTTCTTTAGCCAAGATTACTTTTCTATCTTCATTCATGGTGGTATCCTCCATAACACAAAGGACATTTACCCACCGACTGAGCAATGAAACTATAAAAAAAGACAACCAAGTCAAAATTTGGCTTAGTTATCGTACATAAAAAATATTTATACATCTTAGAGAATCTAACAGTAAACAATCGTTTGGTTGAAAGATAGGCAGTTAATAAATAATAGAATCGGTAAATATTGAAGAACTAAAGCAGTCATTTGGTTCAAGGTTCAGTAGGATAATTCATTTGACCTGGATACCAAGCAGTTTAGCCATATCCGCTGCCTGTGCCTGACTGACGATGACGCCACGCAGATTATTGGGATTGACCGCAATACCGTCGATGATGGAATCTGAGAAATCAAGACCATTCAGTTTAGTATCATTCCATTCAGAAGATGTAAAGTCACATTTCTCAATTGCAAGATCCTTGATTTTCATCATTGAGAAAGCACCTTCGATAAAGATACAGTCCTTAAATAAAGCGTTTTGAGCATTGATAAGATTGCAGTTGATATAGTTGGCCTGACAGTTTTCCATGGCCATGTTATGAAGCTGAGATGCGCTCATATCGCATCCTGTCAAACGGCAATGCTTCATTACCACGCGGCGGAAGACACATTCCTGCATATCCACATTGCTGAGGTCGCAATGGTCAAAGATCACATCCACAAACTCCATTTTCTCCATCCTGCCGTGGAAGTTGATTCGTTCAAATGTGCACTCATAATATGCCAGCAAAGAGAGGTTCTGTTTGCAGTCCTCATCCATAAAACTGCGGTTGTCGATTCGTTGATCTGTTGATTCTTTTTTTATGGTGGAAGAAATGCATTCTTCCGAAAAAGAAGGCGCGCTGATTTTTTTCATAGATTCATTATAAAAGAAATCTAACAGTAAACAATCGTATGGTTGGGCGATTATTTACTGTTATTTTGGGGAAAATAAGAAAATTCTACGTATATAGGTGATAAAGGAGGATTTGATCATGAAATCAAACCACATTAGCATCGTCATGACGGTATTTACCGTCATCAAAGTCATTCTCGCCGGAGAAGAACCAATCACGGCTATCAGGACTTGTTTCAGAATGCGAACCCTGACAAATATGTTATTTGATATGGGTATGTCACCGGAAGAACTCTTTAATGCTTTACCTCAGGACCAGGTGTCTTTATGAAATCCACATAAGATATTTACAATGACTTAAAAGGTCTCACAGAGCTGACACGAATCATTGCAATGTCCAATTCCTAGGGAATGAATTACACACATGAGGAAGTCAGTACGTCTTTTCGTTCTGTCTAGGAGCATCTTGAGCATGTTTGCGATGATCTAGATGAAATGATCAATACAAAGCAATAAAAAAGAGAGGTAACCGAGCTAAACATAGCTTAGTTGCCTCATTTATCTTCTGGATCCAGTGGTTTTGCTTTCAATGCCTCATAGATACGGGATCCAGTTCCGTTGCCATCCAAGGCATGGTAGACTTCATACACGCGATCGATTTCTTTCCAAGTCTGGGTAGGCAAGGATGGCGCATCCTTGTATTCCGCATAAAAATCAAACAATTTACTATGAAGCAGACAGCGGACACCATCTTTGATGGCATCCGCTTCTGTTGCACTGTTTTTCTGTGACTCTCTGTATTTCTTGGAGAGCGACCTAAGATCCGCAATCAGCCATCCTGCTAGACCAGACAAGATGGCTGTGAAGAAAGAATTGAACCAGTTCATTCTGTTTTAATTCCCTTCCAGTTGATGAGCTTGCTGTAAAACTCATAGAAGTAGTTTGTTCCTCGGCTGATGGCAACCGCAGTTAAGCAGATACCTACCCATGGGAATGTCTCGTTGATCGAAAGAATCGTGAATAGGTTCAATTGCAGATCAAAGACCAGTAGGAAACTCAATCCTAATGAGACAAGAATCTGCCATTGCAGCTTCTTATCCACAAATAAAGCCTGACCCCATGAGATCAGACCTTCGATGGCAATTGCTGCCACCAGATACGCTTGTAGTGTGTCAACCATACGATCCTCCTTATTTCACGCGGATGGACTGACCTGGATAGATCAGACTCGCGTTTTCAATTCCATTGATGCTCTGTAACTTCTGCCAAGTAGTGCCATAGTTATCCGCAATTCCAGATAAGGTATCACCCGATTGAACCGTGTAATACTCGATCACTGGTGCAGAAGCACACATGATTCTGTCTACCTTGTGTTGTACGGACTGTGCGTCATAGCCAAGAGTAGCTAACTTCGTCCATCTCTCTTCGCCATAGACACCAGCCCATCCGTGCGTTCCTTCGGCAATGTACTGTGCAACCTCATCTTCTGTTGGCTTTGGTTCAACCACCGGTGGCACCACTGGCGCTGGCTCAGGTAATACAGGTGGTTCTGAAACGCCACCATATTTGTCCCAGGTCTCGACATCCCCATAGAACACATCGCAGTCCAGGTTGCCATCATAACCGGTCAATCTACCAACACTGGTCCATTGCCACATGCAGTAGAATGGCCAACAGGCAACCTCTGGTACATTTCCTGCATTGGACATGTCATAGTTGGCATCTGGAACGTAGTCGAGATACTTGGCTACCCAAAGGCCATAGTTTGCATTTACAACCGAAGACCAGTCATAGGAATTCACAACAGACTCTGACATATAGATCACCGGTCTTACGCCCGTCAATCTTGTTACTTCATCCAGCCACCGCTTGGCCCAGGCCACATCCCATCGATTCTCTGCTTCCCAATCCAGTACTGGTATGGCATGGGTAAAGTAATTCTTCGTGTTTTCCACAAAGAAATCCGCTTCAGCCACTGCATCATTGATTGGACGGGCGAAATGATAGAAGCCAATCGGTTTCTTCATTGCCAATGCTTTCTGAAAGAAGGCATCACAGCTCGGATTGATGTAGCCAATGCCTTCGGTTGCTTTGATGATGAGGAAGTCAAAAGAAATGGCAGATAGATCTAAGTCTCTCTGCCAGTTGGAAATATCAAGTCCATTCATAGTGTTCATAAAAAAAAGAGCCTCCTTAGCTCTCGGTTACCGAATAGGTAATTTTCATTGTTTGATCTGCTGTCTTAGTGACAGGTGAGGGTAGATTGTTGATGGTTGCGAGATATCCAGCATAAAGTGTCTGTTCTGCTGCGATATAGTTAACTGAGCTAGTATCATGGGAAGCAATCATCAGACTGTAGAGCCCGTTGGTCAGTATCTCGCCAGTATCGTTGGAATAGTAGGAGTTTGCATCAAAGCCATCTGTATTGCTATCTAGATATACCGTGTCATCCTCAAAAACAATTCCTGCCTCCGCAATTCGTGCTGTTTTAGATTTTTCAAAGTAGCGAAGTGATGGCCATCTTGCAGAAGTTTCAATGATAGGAGTGATGTCGGTATAGTTTGCTAGATTCATCTTCACAAGTGTTTTTGTATCACCTGCGCCCTGGAGAAAATAGAGGTACCCATTTTTATTGAAAGAATTGTAATCATAGAAAGTGCTTGGTGCATCAGTGACAGATACAATATCTTTCTCGATCGTCTCGTTCTCCACATTGATCTTGTATAAACAGATAGATGTCGCATCAATATAACAGACACAATACACAAGATTGTTATAGAAGAAGTTGAAACCATAGACAGTGGAGTGCTCAGTAAAATTGATCTGCTTCACCAGTTCGATTACTGGCGTATGAGAAGTTGATAATGATACGCCGGCGGTTGAATGATGAATCTTTAACAAGGTGAGGGACCCAAAGTTGTACTTGTTGTCGGCAGAATAGGATGGAATTGCATAAAGTGCATAATCTGTTCCACCACCAATTACGCATCCGCGGTAAATGTTATGAGCAAATTCAGGTTCTCCTGTTTGCAGCGAAGGATGCGGTAATTGTGTGCAGTAGGTATCCAGGTCATTGAAGAAGGTTGAGGTATTGGACTTCATGCACTCATTGCCGAATATATTGCTGGTTAAGCATAAACAGGCAATAGTGCCGTTGCCTTGAGACGTAGTAAAGTCCCAAACATAGCGGTAGCCGTTGGTGATGGCGCCGGATTCTGTTTCATTGTAGGCACCTTTACTGGCATCGGTACCGACACCTGTATCGTTGCCTGCATGAGCGATAAATGCTGTTTTTGGGTAGATCATTGAAGCATTTTCTTCTAATGCCACAGGAAAGAGCAGAATACCACGTAAGGCTTTTTCCTGTAGTGGCAGATAGAAGGTGGATGTGCTATTACTGCCACCATTTACAATGCCACGCCGATTGAGCAGCGTGGAGATTGCATCTGTAAACATGTTGTCTGATTCGAGAACTTGTTTTTTGCCAGTATGAACATCAGACAGTTCAATTTGAGCATGACCCTTTAACATGATTGCCTCCTTAGTTTTGAAACTCCATAACAAAATTCGTGAAGATAGCGGTGCTGTCATTTAGCTTGATGCGGAAGTAGATCTTTTTCTCACTTGTTAGACTGCTGTAGATGGTGTTCACATCCAAGGCAAGAAAATCAGCCATGGTAATCTCATTCGTCCAGACTTGATTGTCAAGACTGTAAGAGATCGTAATATTTCCTTCATAGACCGCTGTGAATGACTTGATACCTTTGATTGTTGATGAATTAAGATCAACCACAGATGAAATGGTCTGAGCAATAGGAACTCCAGATAATTTGGCATTGATGGGAACAGCAGCTCCCGTTTCTCGCCACTTCAATATCACAGGCTTTGTTAAGGAGGACTTGATTAAGTTCCATGGGGCCACAAGGGCAGAGCCATGATCAGAAAAAGCCTGACCAGTGAGAGTGGTTCTTTTAAGATCAGGTATTTTTGTCATGGTGCTGTCTGTGGCGCTGTAGTAGTAAATGAATTTCTGCTCATCAGAGTAGAGATAGAGAGTACGAGTGTAATCTGGTTCAAGAATACCAGACTGTACTGTCCATATTGTGCCAGCAGTGTCAGAACGCGAGAAGGTAAACTGCAGAGCAGTGGTGCTTGGTGCGTATGAGCACGTGGAGGCAGTCACAAGTGCATTGGTTCCATCCGCATAATCGGTTGGCCACTGGACAATATTCAGGTAGATCCTGCTATCATCCAGCAGAACACAGTCCCAAATGAGCTGTGCACTGTCAGAAGTGGAATTGTAACGAGAATAACCTCCCCAGCGAACACGGTAGTAGTGATAGAAAACCGAGGTACTTGTACCAACGGTACCTGTACCACTGGTACCTGTACCAACGATGCCTGTTTCTGTCCATAGATCCCAAAGCTTTGCATCTCTGCGGTTTACTTTCAAGCCACTGCTTTCACTGTTCGCACCAATTCCGATCCAAGAGTTGCCTGAAACATAGATATTTGTGGCAATTACATTGTTGAATGTGAACCAGTCAATGTTTGTGGCAACCATAATTGAGTCATCATCATGGGCGACATGGTCCACAATATGATCTGCATTTGTGATGGTTGCCAGCAGATCAGAAACAGAGTTGTAGTTGCTCATTTGTATGTTACCTCCGTAATATCCTGGAAAAGATCGGAAGGAAGATCCAGCTCTGATAGTCCACCAGTATCGATTGCTGCATCCACTCCTGTATAGGTGTATCCGTCTGTCCGTAAGATGAACGCGTCATTGGTGTTAATGGTAACGTAGGTGGAGTATTGTGGATTGCCTCTCAGCTCTGAAAGAGTGTAGTTCGTCACAAGAACAGAACAGGAGGACGAATCAGTCATTGCAGAAACTGCGATATGCCCAAGCAGTGAAATGCCAACGAAGGTATCGGATAAGTTCTGTGTGGCAAGTTGGGATGGAAAGGTGACACTTGGAGAGTCAGTGAGCTTTCCAAGTACAATCCCACCCGTTGTTAATGGAATGGCTGTGAATTCATCCTTCAGAGTGATCGTTCCATCCCAGTTGATCTTTCCAGCAAGACCAGTTCCGCTTAATAAAGCATGGACATTTTCAATATCTGTTGTTGCAGTGCAGTTGGTCAGCTTGATGCGTACAGCAAAGGTATAAGTTTGACCAGACTTGATGTTGCCAAGGTAGTATCCAAGATGAATGGTGTGTTTTCCTGCTTCATCCCAGGTTTCCACAGGATGGTATGCTTGTACATTTCCATTCAGAAGATAAGTGGCTTCACAAGAGGCCAGCACCCTGGTCGCGGCAATCTTGATATTACTGGCAGACAGTGCATCACTGGATGAGTTTGTAACCGTGAATACATACGAATCATCAAATGCAACATCTAACTTTGCCTCCCACCATAGAGATACTTGTGCTTCATCAGAGTTGGTCGCAAAGGTAATGCTCAATAGATCCACATCTGTGTCCTGCTTCACTGTGATTTTCTTTGCATTGACGAAGGAGTAGTAAATTAACTGAGTTGCATTGACATTGGAAACAATTTCAGAAATGTTTTTGTCAGTCTTGCTGCGAGCAGAAGAAAGGGATGGATCTGCACCGACACCTTCCATCTCATAGGTGCCATTGTAGTGAAATATGTATTTTGTCAGGCAATAGAGTTTTGAGGCATCTGCCAAGCCATCACTGAAAACAAAAATGTCCATCAGATCATAGGCAGGGGAGCCAATCAAAGAAACTTTGAAGGGCACATACTTGATTGCCTGCAATCCTGTCAGAATGTTGGCTCTGAGTGCGTTTTTTGTATCTTCAAGTCCATACTGCAAGAAGGGATTGGAGCCAAGGTTGTAGGTTAACCCTGTATCAGGATCAACGTGATAGTACTTTGTTTCCCCAGTAGCTTTGTTAACACAAGACAAACCAGTGTAGGCAGTTTCGTAATCATAGAAGGAGCCGCCAGTAAAACGATGGTCATTGCCGATGGTATCAACAGGAGCTTGCGTATAGCACTTGAACACCAGAGATCCTGATCGATCAATGAGCGCATTGCAGGCACAGGTCTGTGCAAGCCATGAGATCAAGTCACGATAGGTTTCAATGTCATTCTCTGAATAAACAGAAATATCTGAAGTGCCATTCGGCAGGACTTCGCATTCTGCCTGACTCATGCCAAATGTCACACCACAATCCGTACATACTAGAGTTGCTAAATCAAAGATATGGCCGACAGTTTGAGGAGCAGTATAGGTCTTATCAAACTTGGCCATATTGTCGTATGCCTTGATGACAACTCCAGCACTGGTCCACTTTGCTTCATCAATGGTGAAAACTCCAAGAGGTACTTCCTCAAAAGTTCCATCTGCTAGCTTCAACCCACAGGAGGACAGTAATGACCTGCTCCTTTCCAAGCGTAGCGTGGAACAGCTACATTCAGGAAGGTTGCATCTAACTCACCAACATATACTTGACCAATCAGAACCGAAGATTCATCAGAGCATTGATTGGTAATGGAGAACGATCCTGTCAGAATGTTCTTGTCAGTAAAAGTGGCACTTGTGCCAATGGTACTTGTGCTAATAGTACCGGATAGTGAGAACTGCTGAACAGGTTTCTTCATCGCCGTTTTATATGCATCACTTACCTTGTACATCGGTTAAAGCTCCTGCAGTTCAAACGCAACAGTCCATAGGCCATTTGTTCTCGCCGTGTACTCAGATTGCTCCACTAGCTTAGATTTCAAATTCTGAATAATCATAGAGTGTTCGCTTTCTGCATTTAACGCCAGATCAAAAAGAGTTACTGTAAGCAAACCTTGCTTGCTGTAATTTTTGAGCTTTGCTGCCCAGGCAGAGGTGACATCAAAAGAAGCTGAGATATGCAGACGATCATATCGTGTTACTGATATGTTCAATCCACCGGCCTCAGTTTCATATTGATTGTCGATTGTCTCAGATTCTTCGGAGTAGGATGTTGGATTTGGAATCTGAACTCCATCAAATTTCAGATGTTTGTTTAGCATTTACCTACCTCCCGAACGATAATTCACTCGCTGTGATGCTTTGACCACAATGGTATCAATCTGTTCATTCCCGATATAGACCGGAATTGTGATATCTCCAGTGTTGCTAGCACCTGCAATGGCAGATACAATGGCGGCAGTAATGCTTCCCGTTTGTGCAGCAACTGCATTCTGGATCATTGATGACAATGAATTGACACCAACAATGGCTTCTGATCCTGCCTCACCACCGGCAAGCAACTGACCGCCCTGTGCTCCAAAGATCGTAGGACTGTTCAACACCATGCCGTCTCCCATGGCCTTTTTATACCAAGAAACACCAATGTGAGGAATCGATGGTGGATCAAGCGAGAAGCTCCCCTCAATAGAAAAATGAGGCAGTTTGATTTCCGGTAAATGCCAATCGAAGTTAAAGAAACCCTTGATTGCATCGATTGCATTGGAAACGCCATCTCTAGCTGCACTCATTTTGTCGCTGAAAGCACCCCTGATATTTTCCATGATGGAAGCCGCCGTATCGTGGGCGGCAGACAACTTGTCGGAGAAGGATTGCTTCACGTTATCAAGTCCGTTCCCCACGCTGGTCTTGATATTGTCGATTGAATTACCGACACCTGTTTTAATGTTGTCCCAGATCGTACCTGCATTGGTTTTCATTGTGTTCCAACCATCCGACCATTTCTGGCCAACATCCGAGAAGAAGTTTGGCAGGGTCTGTGTAAAGAAATCGCCAACGGCAATCCAGGCAGTCTGAATTCCATCACAGAAACCAGACCATACACCCTTAAACCAATCCGTAATTGCACCCCAATTCTTCACAATGGCAATAATGGCAACAACTGCCGCGATAATTGCCGCAATGATGCCGATGATTGGTAGAAGTGGTATAGATGCTGCACCTACTGCTGCACCGGTCGCTGTCGCTGCCGTTCCTGCGGCTGTCGTGGCCGCAGTACCAATCCCCAGGAAAGTCGTCAAGCTTCCAATGGCACTTGTAATTGTTCCAACCGCACTGATGACCTTGCCACCGGCAACCAGCAACGGTCCAATGGTTGCCGCAAGTAAGGCAATCTTGATGATCGTATTCTGCACAGGTTCTGGGATACTGTTCCAAATCTCTGAGAAGGTCTTCAAAGCTCCAGAAATATCCTTAAGGACAGGTGCCAGGACAGTCGCTAACGAGTTGCCAATATCCGCTCCTGTTTCCTTCAGGCTATTCATGCTCATTTGGAACTGGTCAATTGGATCTAAGGTCTGATTGAATGTATTTTCAACACTTCCAGAGAAGTTACCCAGTGAGCCAGATAGATTCTCAAGGTTCAGTTTTCCTGTTGATGCGGCGTTATAAATAGCAGCACCGGCCTTACTACCAAAAAGATCGTAGGCAGCCTGTAGTTTCTCTGTCTCCGATCCATTTCCTTTCATAGTTTCTGAGAATTTCGCAATTGCCTGGTCTAATGTCTGACCATCCTTTGTGGCATTCTTCATCGCTGTTTTCAGACCCATCATAGCTGCTGAGGTGTCCAAACCAGACATCTCAACCATGCCCATGAATCCTGCTGCCTGCTGTGAGTTCAGACCCATTTCTTTGAGCTGTACTGCGTTCAACTGAAGTGAGCTAGCAAGAGTACCCATATCGATACCTGTTGCCTGCCCTGTTGCATTCAGTGCATCCAACAGATCTCCGGCATTGGAACTATCCTGTCCAAAGGCATTCAATACACCTGAGACATTATCAACAGATGTAGATACATCCGTGTTATTGATTTGTGAGAATTTGATAAACTTACCAGACAGCTGATCCAATGCATCACCAGAAAGTTTGAATCTGGTATTCACTTCACCTACTGCAGCACCTGCTGTAACAAAGTCGGTTGGAATCTCTGTGGCCAGATCCTTTACCATCTGGTTCATTTCATCCAGTGCAGCTCCGCTTGCACCAGTCTTCTGCTCAACAGTATCCAAGCCATCATCGACTTCTTTGAATGCAGCCAGTGAAGCTGTTCCAATGGCAACGATAGGAACTGTTACACCTTTTGTGATACCTTCACCAGCATCGCTGATCTTTCCGCCAACTTCCTGCATCTTTGAACCAGCCTGTTTCAGTGTTGCGGCAATACTAGAATCTGTGGTCTTGCATTCCTTTTCCAGGTTCTTGAGTTCCTGTTCTGTAGCAACGATCTCACGCTGCCATGCATCATACTGTTGCTGGGTGACTGATCCGTTCTTTAGACCTGCATCCATCTGGTTCTGTACTGATTTCAGATCATTCAGTTTTTTCTTTGTCTCATCCACAGACTGACCAAGCAGTTTGAATTTCTGCTCGATCAGAGTGGAGTTAGTTGGGTCAAGTTTCAGAAGTCTATTAACATCTTTTAATTGTGACTGTGTGTCACGTATCTCCTTATTGACCCCAGCTAATGCTTTTGAGAGGCCAGTGGTATCGCCACCGATTTCTACAGTTATTCCTTTAATTCGATCAGCCACGATGACCGCCTCCTTTCTGAGTACGAAAAAAGCACCTCCACATCTCTGTGAAAGTGCCTATATATTGATTTAATAATATAGATAAATTTCAAAATTCCATTTCTTGAATTATCCAAGAACCATCTTTTTTTTCTACTGTAAAAACCGGTGCATCTTCGCTTGGCTTCATATTTTTCATTACAGGCAAAACTTCGTTTGCCAAGAATTCCGCATCGCTTTTAGCAAAATAATCTTGTTGATCCGCATAATTCATCGACTCTGTCTCGGATAGCGCTTCGTAAAAGAATGAATTCCCTCCCGCTTTAGCCCAAGCATTTGTATAATCTGATGTAGTTAAATACACGATATGTGCGGTAACTTTATACTTAACTTCCGAAACTTTTTCTGTTTGCGTAATTTTATAGGACTGTACAAGCTCTTTCCCAATATTTTTTACGGCAGAGATGTATTTTTGTCTTACATCAGATTTCACATCGGAATAATGATCTTCAACATTATGATCAATAAGAAATTGACTAAAAGGGGTTTGCGCGAACTTACTAGTTACTGAGTTATATGCCTTGTAATCAACCGATTGAACACTGGTAAAAAATTTGTTGACCGCATCTTTAGCTCCTGCATCAGGGCCAATTGAGCATCCATAAATAGGTACCAACAACAGTATTAGTATTGTTACCAAAGAGAATCTTAATGTTTTCTTCATATTTTGCTTATCCTCTCAATATTGTTTTCAAAGTTTTCATAATATTTTTCTATATCATCGTAAAGTTGTGAATATACTATTTCAAACTGAAGTTCTATTACTTGAGTTTTTCCAGTTCCGAAGTAATATCAGCTTCTCTTTGTGTTAGATTATCTTTTTCATTCTTCAAATCTGTCTTCTTTTGATCATATTGTTCTTGGCTACCATATTTCTGACAAATTAATGCATTTTGTAAATCTGCTATTTCATTAAGAGACTGATCATTAGCATCTAATATTTTCTTAATAATTCCCGCTTTCATAAAACTATCTGTAGGTCCAAAATAATCGCTATCCATATCATCATAATCAAATTCTTTATAAGAAGAAACATCCATATATGAACCTGAAATCCAATTGTCAAATGAAGAATTGTTATTATATTCATTCGCGAATTTTTGATATCTGGTCCTGTCTTCTCGAATATCTTGAACTAGTTTGTCAAAATGTGTCAACATACCCTGCTTTATTTCTGGGAATGCATCTGCGTATTGGTATTTATTTACCTGCTCCTTGTATTCTTGCATACTCGATGAAAGGGTCGCAATTTTGGCTTCAAAATCAGAATCAGGGCAACTAGATGTTAAATAAGTAAAGAAGCTAAAGTTATCTGTTTCAAATTTTTCTTCACTCAAAGCAAGCTTAGAATAGAATGTTGATGCGTCTGATCTCACTAGAATATTGTTTATATCGGTCTCAGTATATTTTGCTGCAGAATCACTAGTATCATAATCACTAAACTTGAGATTATCCATTTCATCTAGTTCATCACCAATCTCAGATATTCTTAATTCAGATTTTGCATACTCAGCTTCAAGACTGTTCTTCTTCATATATTTATAGAGAAAATAGCCGCCTACTGAAGCAAGAACCAAGAAAATCGCAATACCGCAAATAATGAATGTTTTCTTCTTAGAATGATTATCCTTACGAGCCACGGTGTGTTCTTGATTAGTAGGAGCATCAATAATCACTGATGATTCAGAATTCACTTCCTGATTTACGTTCTCATGATTTTCCACGTCGTCTGTTTCTGGCTCCACTTTTTGTTCTTGATTCCCATTTAAATTTTTTACATCTTTGTCACTCATGATCTTTTCTCCCAGTTTTCATGATTAAAAACAATTCATAAAGTATTATTTTTTTTCTTTCATTTACAATTTTATATTAGCATATTAAATTTTTCTTGTATATAAAAAGTGAAATTGTATTACATATTTACATGAGTAATTTATAACATACTTTTTCGTTTATTGTTATATTATTCAATATTATTGCTAAAACCGATCCATCATATCTTGCGTGGCCACCTCAGAATAGTCGTAGCTGTCATTCCCCATCTCCGTATACATGTCATTGACGGTTCCAATAGGTCAGAAGATCCAGATCACGAATCGACAGACCGAGTTGAACACACCGTAACAAGAACAGCGGTGTTGTCATTTCTCGATCTGTTTTATGAAGTTTTTTTTAGACTCGACCTGCTGCTCAACATTCAAGCCCCAAAGAGAGATGATCTGTGGCAGAACTTCATAGATCGAGAATGTATTGAACTGATCCAGCCATTCATCAGGTGTCTTTGCCACATTCTCTGGATCAGCATGTTTTGCCATCAGCCAAGCAATGTTCTCGAAAGAGCTCCAAGCTGAAAGAATCGAGGTCACCATCTTCCTTTTCACTCTTATCAATACTTTTCTCTAGTACTGAGAGATCCTTGTAAATATCTCTCTGAAATTGATTTCTGTATAATCTTGGGATTGCTGCTGAAGCCCGGAAACGTTACTGGAATTCCATCAATCTCAATTGTTTTAGTTACTGCCATTTCTTCATCCTCCTAAAAAAGATGCAAGCAGAGAATTACTTCCCTGCCTGCATATCATTTATGCTCCGGTTGTTGTATCACCGGTAGTAGCTGTCGTTGTTGGCGCCTTTGGTTCATATACAGCCTTATACCAATCGTTGTAGATGGCTTCGGTTGTATTTGTACCTGTCTTGACCTTCACGACACCGCTTGGAAGTGGAGACACTGTAAGAGACAGTTTTCTCGTTCTTCACTGAAGTCTTGTCCTTCCTTAGTATCACCCTTCCATAGAAGGTCTAGTTGCACTGCAGTAGTACAGGCAATGCCGTATCTTTCTCTGGTCGCCAGTGAACTCAAAGAGCAGTCGCAAAGTGTGCCGGCTCTACGTCCTTGTTTTCAACCAGCACACCATTGGCATCCTCGGTTTCCTTCAGGATATCCTTCAAAAAGTCTTCCGGTACCAGTGCTAATTCCAAATCGCCAGAGTAACCATTGTTATTACTGATCATGTAGTAAACGGAATCATCGGCGTAAAACGGTTCATTCTCACCTTCTGCATCCAGTGCTAAGCTCACCGAACCCGGCAGGCTTTTTGGTGTTCCATAAGTGATCGTTCCATCCTCAGCCATTGTCGTAGTTGCATAGTGGCAATTCTTCAGACCAAACTTCACCTTATTCTTTGTATTAGTCATTTCCATGACCTCCTTATATTTCTGTTTGATAAAGCACTTCGTACATCTTTTCGGAATCGATCCAGGTTTCCATCTTTTCATAGGCAACCTCACGAGCTGCTAGGACATCCTCGATCTGGTTTTCGATTACCGGGTCCTTCTTATCGGTGTAGAGTTCAATGTTCAACTCATTCACTTTGTAGTAGACCTGGTTATCCGCGAACATGTTGTCAGTGCCTGGAAAGAGAAAAACTAAAAAAGGAGGATCAGGCGATTCTCCTTCTGCAAAATGGTCATAGGCAAATGGCAGATTGCATTCTGTCATCATTGTCATCACATCTTCATATTTCATTTCAGCTTCTCCTCGATTGCCTTGATAAGGTCCTGCTCTCCTTTTTCTGCAGCAGGTTCTATGTGCGGCTTTCCTGCCACCCTATCCTCCACCTCGTTTTGCATGGCCAAATTCCAATAAATGGGTCAGCTGATAACGATTGCTTGAATGGATGAGAACATCTAGGCTGTTTGCATTCTCACGTATTTTCTTGATTTTCCAGCTCTTTTTATAGCGGCCAGTAAGGACCGGTGCAGAACCTTCGATATCTGACTTTATCGACTTTGCAGTATCTTTGACCGCATCCTTCATATCATCCGTAGCGAGATTTGCGTACTTCTCCAGCTCTTTCATAATGACGTCGTCCATGTTATCAATTGAAACATTCTGACTCATACTTTGCCCTTCTCCAACTTGCAGTTAAACTTCAAGCTATTATGCTTTTGACCCATTGGATTCACGTAGGTGATGTTATAGATCTTTCCATCGGTAAGAATCCGATACTTTGTAGATTCCACAGCTTTTGTTTCCTTAGAATACCGAACGGTAAAATCAAGAGACTCCTCTGGATTAACAACAGCATTGCTGCTTTCCGAACCCGTACTCGTACCGATCGTTGCCCAGCAGGAGAAATAATCCGTCCACCCATTGGTATGATTTCCATACTGATCCACAACTACTGCATGTTTCTGAATCTGAATCCGAACGCGAAGATCACCAATATTCATTCATTGACTCCCTCCCGGATCGCAAACAAGATCGATCGCAGTGTTATTTGCAACGCATGATGATCTGCCTCTTCCCGGTGTTCAAACAAATAAGCAAGTGAATAAAGAATTGCTACTTTGATCGTTTCCCGAATTGCTAAAAGCTCATCCTTGGTATACGCATCTGTGCTTTCAGCATCAGAATTAATGACAGCCCATTGTGCTTCCGTTAATCTACCCACATCTTGGCAAAGTCGTGAGGCTGAAGATAAGAGGATGCTGATCGTGGCATCCTCATCAGCCGAGTCAACTCGCAAATACTCCTTTGCTTCATCAAGCGATATCAATGCCACGATCACTCACCTCATTCCTTAGACTGTTGCCTTCATCTGCAGAACCTGGACTGCTTCAGGAAGGATCAGCTTGCCATCTACTCGCTGAGTAGAAATAAAGCCAACCTGATCTGTACGAGCATACAGCTCATTCAGTCTCTTAAAGGTTCTGCTCTGACGAT